CAATGCTCAGGCAAAGCCCGGTGAGATTGTCGCATTCGTCCTGTTCCTCGCCTTCGACTGTCTTGATTACCTCGAACGCATCGCGCAGCACGTCGGCCAACAGCGCACATTCACCGCGTAATTCAATGTCGAGCTTCCGCAGTCTTTCTATCTCTGCTGCCGCCTCTTCGCAAATTGCGCGCACTGCAATATGCTTCGTGTAGCTGCCGTGATCTACCGTGTAGCTTCCTATCTTGATGTTGCGGAGCCGTTCTGTAATCGGAATCATTTTTGCCTGTGATGCTTCCATTCTCATGTCCTTTCAAAAGTCGGTTCTTGCGGTACGGCCCCTAACACGTCGTTGGGCGTCAATGAGCACTCGGCAACCATCCGCATCGCGGCAATCAGTGGCGATGTCTCGTGGTAGCCGAGAGCGCGGTGTCCGTCCGCCTTGCGCAGCTTCCAGCTTGTGCAGGTCCAGAGCCCACTTTGTCCCCATCCCGAGTTCGGGCCGCCATTGCGGTGAACGCGCGATTCCGGCCCTGCCAGGTGGATCGAAAACCGCTCGATCAGCGGGCCGCCGTGGCTCCAATCCGTGCTATACGCCGCGCCCGGCTCAACCCCGAGCACTCGCGCGACCGCCTCATCAAGTTCAACGCCTTCCAGTTCGCACATGCTTTTGTTCTTTCGCTTTGTTTCCGTTGCCGGCCAACCCATCCATCGAGAGGGACCGTCGCCATAAAGCCGGCGCCGGCCCCTCATGTCAGACGTTAGAGCGCGCCCGAATTGCTGCTGCACAGGCTTCATCCTCTTCGTCGCGGGCCTCGTATTCCTCGGCCGCCCGGCCGCTGTAGTACGTCGCGCCGGTGTCGTGCTCCCGCGTGCCGTAATCAGCAAACCGATCTGCAGCCTGCTTTTCGCACAGCCTGGCGCACGCCTCGCGCTCCCGAATTGAAACCTTTTCCTCAATTAGCCGCGCAAAGTCAAAAACGCGCAAGTCATAAATGTCTGCGCTATTTTCAAAGGCCGATTCGCAAGCATCGTTTATTTCCGCAGCCGTCAAGTGTTGTGTCATGCAATGTCTCAGGTGGTCCACCTCAAAAAGGAATGTCGTCGCCAAGATCGTCTGCCTCCGGCCGCTGTGCGGCAGCGCTTGGCCTTGTTGCCGTCCGCTTTGGCTGGTCGTCTGCGCCCCGGCTGCCTTGCGGATTGCCGCCCAGCATCTTCATCTCGTCGGCGCGAATCTCGGTGGTATAGCGCTCCTGGCCTTCCTTGTCGGTCCATTTGCGGGTCCGGATGCTGCCCTCGACGTACACCTGGGATCCCTTTTTCAAATATTGCCCGGCAATCTCGGCCAGCTTGCCGAAGAAGGAGATGCGATGCCATTCCGTCAGCTCCTTCTTCTCTCCGCTGGCCTTGTCCTTCCAGCTCTCGGTCGTGGCGACGGTGATATTGCACATCGCCTCCCCGCTGGCGGTGTAGCGCGTCTCAGGGTCTTTTCCCAGGTTGCCGACGATGATTACCTTGTTGACTGATGCCATGAATGGTTCCTTTAAGCTGCAGATTATGGGTTTAAGTGATCCACTGGTCGCCGAACTTGAGTCCAATCCGGTCGAGCATGGCGTCCATATCACGACTCATTTCGGCAACCGCCATGCTGAAGACATCCATCTTTTTTTCATCTCGCTCCAGGGTGACGGCGTGAAACGACTGTACTTTCATCCGCGGGTCGTAGTTGGCAAAATGCCAGTACTTCCTGCCGGTGACGAACATCGAAAACTGAACCTGATCTATGTACTCTTGCTTGATCTGTCCGTTGACGAGGAAGTCGAGATAGACCTTGGTTGTCCACGGGCACTTAATCTCGACCCCGCTGTTATCGTCGGCAATCCCGTCTGGACTGCACCCGTAACGCATCGTCTTGTCGCCATAGATGAAAGCAATCGGATTCACAGGCACACCGACATGGAAGGCGAATATCTGGCGGGCGTGGTCCTCGTATTCATGCCCCCACTCGGCTTGCTTGAACGATCCAGGTTCTGCTTGTTGCCCTGTTGCTACTTCAGCCACAAGATCAAGCAGGTAACCGTCCCTGGCCGGGGATGTCTGGCGCGGCAGTTGATTGCGGACCCATGACACGCAATCCGCTTTGGTGCCTGTGAATTCGACGCCGCGGAATGTGACCGAATTGGAGCGGCCAACCTTGACGATCTCAAGATCGTCAGGAAACGGTGACAGAGGGCCTGTGGCTATAAGGTCAGATGCCCGCGATGCGGTAATCACGCCGAGGCGGGATGACATCCATTCTGGACTTCCTTGATTGACTTTGGTGACATCGAAACCCAAGCGAGCCATGGATAGCGCCGATTGTTCGGCGAGCATTTTTTCGTAATAGTTCATGCCGCCTTCTTCTTATTCAGAAAAGCGATAACCTTGACCCCTTCGTCTTGTGACAAGTCCTCGATATTGGCTATTTCCCGGTGGAAGTTGCTGGTTAGTACTTTTGCCAGATCGGCCCATGATTTCTTCATCTGATCGAGTAGATCGGTGATAGCGACGATCTGGTCTTGTGAGATCGGGGTAATGTCCTTCTCTGGAGCCATGCCTTCCCCGCCGTCGGTGTTGAGATGGTGAATTGCTTTATCGAGGCGGTCGCGGCGCGGCCAGTACTTGGCAGCGCGTTTAACTACCGTCTTCTTTATCATCTCGCCCTCGTCAGTGACCCATGGACACTTTTTATTGTTATTAAGCCACGCCTTCCAGGCAGATGAGCGGTCGCGAATCGCATAAACTTCCTCGATGTTCATGCACTCGGTAAGGTAGTCTCCTGTATCGGTCTTGACGACAACATAAACGCCGACGACCGGCCGCAGATTGCGGTCCTTGTCGAATGGTGAATATTTATGGACCGGCTCCTGTGCAATCCCTCGCAGTTCGAATTGATCGCCTTCCCGCACCAGGACCGCTTGGCCCCACTGAATGGCGCCACATTGCTGTGCGAGGTGCATCATCCCCATATACGAGATGTCGAGGCAGACCTTGCCATCTCGGGGAACCAAATAGGCCAACTTGCTTGCTGGGTTAAGGCTGATGCCGATAGCCGCCACATTGACCACCGCCGCACGCAGAGAATTCTGGTTGTTGGTGGCGACCTTGCAAAGGTAATCGTTGGTTTGTAGCGCTTGAACCGCGAAGGTTCTCTCCCGATCAAACTCGATTCCCTTATCTGCGATAACGGCACAAAAGTTCCCGCGCTGCTCGTCGATAATACTGATGATGTCGTTAGCCATGTTTCCTCTATGTCATTCAAGCCATAAGCCGATCAACGATGTTCTCGGCACGCCGCTGTGCCTGGCGCTGCCAGTAGGCAACGGTCAGCGCCTCAAGGATTTGGCCGGCGTGTTCGTGGCGGCCGTCACGCAGAGCGTTGAGCATCCTGCCGACGCTCATGGTGTCCGCCGTCTCGGCCACGGCCTCATAGAAATTGGCCGGTGCCAGCGGGTCGAAATCACCGTCCAGAAGACGGGCGGCCTCGATCTCGACGAGATTGTTGCGCTCGCGTTCGCGGGCCTCTGCGCGATCCTGACGGGCCATCTCGGCGCGCAGGTCACTGTCAAATGAGCAGAGCATGGTTATCTCCGGTAAGGAAGGCAGACCACGGACGGCCTGCCGGATGTCGAAAAGGCCAGGCCGAAGTGGCGGCCCAGCCGGGGAACGCCCGCGCAGAACTGCAGGTGCACGCGAAGGGCGTCGATGGAGAGGGCCGGCATGGTCACAGCCCAAGAATTCCGAAACAGATCGCCGCGAAGCTGGCTCCAATCAGGAGCCAACCGATGGCCTCGGCGGCAGACGGGGCGGATTCGTCGTAGTCAATCGCGAATGGGATGCGCTCCCACTCGCGGGGCTGTGTGCGCTCGAATCTGGCGTCAGCGCGTTGCATGATTTCCCCATGAATTCGTTGCCGGGTGACGCGCTTTCCCGGATTGCCCTACAGCGCTCATGCTTTCGCCTTGAGTGGGCCGCCGTACTCTCTCGGTAGTCAGGCTCTCGCGCCTTGTAGGCCGCTTCGGGCGGCCGGTCCTGCTCCTATTTGTGCGTCGGGATAGGAGCAATCCCCGATTTGGTGGACCCGCGGGCGGCGGTAGCAGAGCGTTTCACCTGGACCATCGTTCACGTTCCCGGCATTTTTCGCCCGTGGGTCCATGACCTGCTGCATTCGGTGGTGTCGCTTTCGACTCATCCATCCGCAGATGGCGTCTCGTCTTGGCTGACTGCCCCGCTCGGGGGTTTTGCCGGTGCATGCTTCACAGTATTCGACAAATCGAATTTGCTGTCAATACCAACAAGGTCGCCTTTTTCTAGCTCTGTGAGCGTCGATGCGCTTTTGAGTTTGGCTTGACGGCGCAGCTCCGCTTTCGTCCATCCGCGATCTTCGCGGGCCTCACGTAATCGTTTGGCAAGTGTACTCATGATTGAATGATGGCACCCTTGCATTTCGTCCGTTCGAAAGGTAGCATTTCGACTACTCGAAAGGTTTTGCATGGACTGGAACAAAATCATTTCCTCAATCAAAGCATCTGGGATGACCCAGGAGCAGATCGCTCAGGACATCGGCGTTGCCAGCGGCACGCTGTCGGACCTGTACAACGGCAATATCACCGAGCCGAAATGGTCAAAGGGCAACGAGCTTCTGAGGCTGTACGAAGAACGTTGCCTGACCAAGGTGATGTAACCGCCATGGTTTCTCTGCTGTCCCTTGCATGGACTTTCCCCTGGCCTTCTGGTCAGGGGTTTTTTTCGTCTTGCAGCGGGGCCAGTTTATTTTTTTACCTGGAAACTGGCCTTACAAACGCTTCCAAATTTTTTGTAGGGGTTTGGAAACATGCTCGAAACCCTGAATGACGCCTACATCGCGTCCGTTAAGGCGCTCGGTGGATCAAAGGCGGTGGGACATAAGGTGCGGCCTGCGAAAGGCGTCGAATCGGCCCAGCGGCATCTCCTGGCCTGCCTCAATCCGGACCGGCCAGAGAAGCTGTCTCCGGACGAGTGCCTGCTGATCGAACAGATGGCGCGGGCCAAGGGCGTACATGTTGTTGCCGAGTATCGCGCCACGGTTTTGGGGTACGCACCACCCGTTCCCGTGGAGCCGGAGGATGAAGTCGCCAGGCTACAGCGCGAATTTATCGAGTCCACGCGGTCGCTGTTGGAGATGGCTGGACGAATCGAAAAAATCACCCGAGGAACCGTTTAATGCACCCCAGAACCATGGCGCGTGAGCGTCATCAGTCCGCCAATCCGTCTATGGCGGGAATCACTCATCCGTCGTTCACTTGCGCCGTATGCGGCGAGCGGCGGGCCGTCAGTGGCGGTTATGCGCTGGCTCAAAATCGTAGGCAGCGCATCTGTCGGACGTGTAAGCCTGAGCCAGAGCCGAAGAGCATGACAGCCCAGCAGATCATGCACAAGATCGAGACGTGCAACACCCCAGGGCAGCAGTTTGCCGTTGTGGTGCGCAAAAGGGCGGTGACGATGGTCAAGGTCAATACGGATCGGTTCAAAGCCATTGAGCGTCATGAGCCGGAAATCATCGTCGGAGTGTATGACGTGTTCGCGGACGAGGGCGCCATCCGCGACGACATGGAAGCGTTCGGAGTGAGTGACGCATGAGTTTCACCGCGACGTGGGAGAAGCGGGGGCTGGCGTTGGTGGTGGTGGAAGCATCATGAATCAACGCCTGTGGAGCAAGGCGGCGCAACAGGCCGCGAATATCCCGCTTCTCAAGACCGCCCAGGCCAAGCGCAGCCAGATCGTGCTGTTGTGCGAAACGTTGAAGAAGGCTTTGAGGGGCGGCAAGTAATGGCTAATGACTGGCTTCGACTTTGGCATGACATGCCGAACGACCCGAAATGGCGGGTTATCGCTCGCGTTTCAGAGCAGCCTCTTTCGTTGGTGATCGCACTTTACACAGCCATGTTGGTTGATGCCTCAAAAAATAAGTCACGCGGTGTCACGACATGTCACGCTGAAGATTTTGCTGTCACGCTTGATTGTGACATCGCTCAAATTGATGCAATAAAAGAGGCGATGCAAGGTCGTGTTCTAGATGGCGACAGGCTCACGGGATGGGAAGGTCGCCAGCCTAAAAAGGAGGATTCTGGAAATCCTGAAACCGGCGCAAAGTCAGCAACAGAGCGGAAAGCAGAACAACGGGCAAGAGAACGAGAACAGGCAAAAATAGACGAGTCACGTCGATGTCACGACGAGTCACGAAATGTCACGCTAGATAAAGATAAAGATAAAGAAGTAAACCTTAAAACCTCACGCGAGCCTGACGGCTTCGCTGAGTTTTGGGCGGCTTATCCGAAGAAAGTCGGCAAGGGTGCTGCGGAAGCATCGTGGCGAAAACATCGCCCACCCCTGCAAACGGTTTTGATTGCGATCAAGCATGCCTCAGAGTCGGACCAGTGGCGGAAGGATTCCGGCCAGTTCATCCCCAACCCGGCAACCTGGCTGAACCAGAAGCGCTGGGAGGATGGCGCACAGACGAGCAATGGCGCAAAGGAACCCTACACCTACCCCCTCGACCTCAATCGGGAGGAACTCCCGCCTGGCTGGCTACCACCCCCGAATGGCTGTACCCGGTATTTTCCGGAGATGGGGTGGCTGCTGTGAAGCTGGCCACAGCGCAATGGCTGGAGCGGATGCGGCTCAAGGGCAAGAAGCCTCCAACGGTGTTCGTTGAAGTTGATCCGGATGCTCCGTCTGACTGGTTCGCTTGGCGCGAAACCTGGGCGCTGCCGGTGCTGGGCGTGTCATCAGACATGCCTGTAGATCGCATCGATCTGAGGGTTTTGATAGGGCTGAGGGTGATTATCATCGCTGACCGCTACAGTGTCTGGGTGTCGATGCTGTACGAAGCGATGAAGGCGCAACAACCGGCCTACTTGGCGCTCTGCATCCGCGCCTGGGCAACCGATGGCGATGGAGATGTTGGGCTGCACTGGACGGCGGCTAGTGGCGATGTTTCGTTGCTGGAGCCATGCCAGTGAGCAACATTCTTCTCCCTGATGACATCGACTTCGCGGCGTACCTGCATGCAACAGACGCCAATCACAAGGTCGTTTCCGGGCACTCATTCGCGGCTGACGTTGAAAGGCTGATCGAATGTCCAGACCGTATAACCGGGGACTGCATGCCGTGGAAATCGACCTATCCGCGGTTTCGTTTTCGGCAGTCCGAGGTTACGGTTTGGACGGGCTACAACGGACACGGCAAAAGCTACGCGCTGGGGATGGTTTGCGCCTCTCTCGTGAGCCAAAGGTCCAAGGTCTGCATTGCGAGTTTCGAGATGCCGGCGAGGAGGACGCTTTATCGCTTGATTCGCCAAGCCGCTGGGCGCGATACCTTGGACGGGGAATTCGCCCGCGGGTACTTGGAGAACGTAAAAGAGCATCTTTGGCTTTACGACCACCTGGGGCAGACGACGCCCGAGAAGTTGCTCGCGGTGATTCGCTACTGTAGCGACAAAAAGGGGATCAAGCATTTCGTCATCGATTCGCTTCTTACCTGCGGGCTTCCCGAGGATGGCAATGGGGCATTGACGGCGCAGAAGCAATTTATCGGTGACCTGTGCGTCATAGCTCGCGATAGCGGGATTCACATCCATCTGGTAGCCCATGCCCGCAAGGGGGCTACCGACGACGACGAAATGAAGGCCCCGGGCAAGTTCAACGTGCGCGGGTCGTCGGCGATTACCGACCAGGCCGATAACGTCATCAGCGTTTGGCGCAACGTCCGCAAGGAACGTGCGTTCGATCCGAACGGAAGCCTGGGTGGAAAACCGATGAGTTCAGACGAGAAAGCATCGCTCTCGATGCAGGCCGACGCCATGCTGGCCATTGCCAAGCAGCGTAACGGCGAGTGGGAAGGAAAGATCGGCCTTTGGCTGGACCGCGAGAGTTGGCAGTTTGTCGAGAACGACCAGGGCGTGCTGGTCGATCTCCTGTGTTTCGAAGGGCCATGAGTGTGCGGAGCGAAACCATGCGAATCCCCGACCTGTACCTGGAGCGAAGTGCACCGCGCAGCCTGCGAGGCGCGCTGGCTGCTCACGCTGCCAAAACCGGACCGGCTGGCGTACCTGGCCCTGGTCGCAAAACATCGCGGCCAGCCGGCGGCGGAAAGCCTCCGTGCCGAGGCGATGACCGTA